ATCTGATTCTCTTTTTGATTTTAACATTGAACCCTAAGTCAATAAAGGCATCAAGTGTATCTCCATCTATAACTCTTATCAATTCGCATTTGTAATTAAATAAATCTGGTTTCTTTACCATTTAGCATACCTTCCTTTTTTATCTCTCAATTTTCCTTCCTTGTCTTTTTTTAATTTAATCCTTTTAATTATTCTTTTCAGAAAGTTCATTGAACACTTATCGGTTCTTCTATGTTGTTGTTAATTTCAAGATTGCCTATACTAACTGTATCTTCAATAATAAATGACGGATTATCAATACCGGTTCCATCACCGATTGTGCTATTCACTATTAACAATGTTCCCACTCTGAAATTAGAAATACTAACACCTCCACCAAATGCTTTAATGTTTTTCAAAGTTAATGTATTACAAATGCTATCTGCTGAACTGCTGTCTAAGACAATTCTATCAAAGTGAGAGTTGGATACATAAGGAATATCTATACTTCCTCTTGTTGAACCGAATGTTATGTCTGCTACATTAGAGAGGATTGAACTAAATGAATTTCCATCTGCTACATTATCTAAAATTACTAAGTTATGTGCTGTTCCGTTTTCTATTGTTAAAGTTGGTGCTATTAATCCATCAATAATTAATGTCTCACAGGACAAATCTGCTCCTGAATCTCCAAATAAATCAAAAGAGCTTTCTAATCCCATTTTGCCAATTTCTAAGTTTTCAAAATAAAAGTTGTTAATTCTTGCTCCACCTATTAATAGATTAAGTGTTTGGTGTGTTGCATTCTGTCCATACCTCAAAACTTCTTCTCCTTTAGCTTGTTCTACTTGAACATGATAATCTGCTGGGTCTGGAAATGCTGCAGAAGATAATGGCATAGTTACTACTGTTGTAAATGTTGCTACTAAAAAGATTGTTGCTATAAATCCAACAGCAACCGACATCATCATAAGCCACATTAACTTACTGGATTTAAAACTAATCTTCGGTCTTTTCGGTATCATTTTTCCTCCTCTCGCTTAACATTTTCTGACAAATTGCTCCCACTATTATAGAAACTGGATTTGAAAAAATCGCAAATGCCACTAAAATAATGTCTAAATGTGGCGCAATGACTGCCGGATTTGAAGTCGCCTTCCACACGATTATAATCCCTAAACTCACAAACGCAAATATTATTGGAAGTATTACCAATATTGCTATAAACTGATGCCCTGTCAAATTCGTTTGTTCTTGTTTCGCCATTCGGAATCATACCCTTGTTAATATTCTCTTGCTTATATGCTTTATTATACTTTCCATTTAGTCAAAAAAAAATAAAACACCTGCTTTTTAGCGAGAGCAGGTAAACTCGCAACCTAATCTTACAAAAGAGTGCGTCCCATCGGATGCACCCCTTTATAGTGAATCAGTTATTTAAGGTTTATGCTATTGTTGCATTAACCACTGGGCTTTCATCTTCTTCATAATCTACGGTTACATCAAATGTTTGATAACACTTATCGTCTGCGTCATCTAAATACTTGAACTTAACAGTGTAGAATACAGAATAATCTTCCCAATCGTTATCTTCTACGCTAATACCAAAATCCTTAAACCACTTCAATTCGATTTCATCTTCATCATATTCAACTCCCTCACATTCTAAATACAAACTATGTTCGTCGTATTCGTCAAGGAATTCGTCGTGTGCTGAATCTAAATAAGTTGATTCAAAATCAAAATCGCCTTCGGTTTCTACTGTCTGGTTAACATATTCAATAACTGTGATTATCTCTCCTGGAATTTCTATCTCTACTTCATTAACCACTTCTCGTGGCATAAATCCATAAACGAATAATCCTCCAAGAATTAGTGCTAAAATTGCACCTGCCCAATAACTACTATTATTATTATTATTATTTGTCATTCTATCGATACCTCCTTATAGTTGTTAAATTTGAGTTATACTTGTGACTTAGTATATTTGTGACTACTCCACTTTTACTGGGTGGTTCTTCCACTTTTTTCATTGATTTAATAATCATTTTTACTATTTAAAAGCTCCGTGGAACGATAACCTGTATACTTCATTTATCTGTGTTTTCATTAATATATGGCGTTTTAAACCTATATATTAGAACATGTCTAAAACTATCAATCCTTTTTGCATTTAATTTATTTGTAAAATATTCAATTTCGGTATCATTAGAACCATTAGTGTAGAGAATAAGAATTTCTTGGCATTCTTTATTTAATTTCTCAATTAATCTATCTTCTTGATTACAACCTTTCATAAAATAATATAAAATATTATAAATAGTAAAGTCCATTTCAAAAAGGTCTTTGTTATCAGTCCATCTTCTGAATTCAGCATTATCATAAAATTCCTTATCAATCTCAACTCCTCTAACAATGCTACTATGTTTGAAAGCTAAACCAAGAACTTGTCCATTACCACTTCCCAAATCTAAGAAAGTTTTATTTGAACAATACTTTTTAAAAGTAGTTTCTAAATCTTCCAAGATACTTGGCACATAAATTCCTTCTTTAGTCATCATAGTAGTATACAAGTTCCACTATAACTTTTTCTAAATCTATAGTTCCTGCAACTCCACTCGCAGCGAAAGAAATTCCTAAATAATCTCCAGCACTAAAGCTATCTACATCTCTTGCTTGGGTGAACTCAAATCTTTTATTAGTTCCAGTTGTAGTGACTAAAGTATTATTCCAAACTCTTGAACCATTGACCATAACTTGTACTTGCAATGCGCTAATCTTGTCAACAGAAGTGCAATCATAATTTACAGTAACACCTACGACAGAACCAGCTGTTAATGTAGTCATTCCTTTACCTGTGCCTAATTCTACTCCGCCTAATTCAATAAATTTGTCAGCAATTAACCCTACTTCAAACTCATCGTTTTTTGTGAAAACTGTAGAGTGCTTTGTTCCTTCGACTTCATCTTCAAATGTATTTGTTCCTGTCCATGTGTTTGCTGTAGAAAAACTAAAAGAAAGAGTATCACCTATTAATTGAATTGGGCTTGATACTGCCAAATTTGTATCATCTCCTATGTCTATTGTTGCAAGAGAAAGAGTGTCATCTGTTAAAACGATAGGTGCTGATACTGCCAAATTTGTATTAGCACTAATATCAATAGGACTTGTTAGCAATCCTGCCTCACTCGCAGTTTGATTAATCCAATCTCCTGAACTATTATCATAAGCTAAAAGTTCATTATCTGCTACCGAAGTAATTGCTACATCGCTTAGTTCTTCTAAGGCAATAGTTTCAATAAGTGTCGCTGGGTTATTTATATCTCCTCCTAATGTCATTTACATCTCCGTAACTGTCACATTTTTACTTCCACTTGAGCATATCCCTGTTATTGCTCCAGTGTAAAGCTCTTCTCTAATAGAGCCACCACTTGCATTTAATCTAATTCCTTCATTCATTACAGCAGTGGCACTATAATTCAAAAAAACTGTTTGATTAGAATCATTGACAATAATTGCTGCTTTTCTATTAGCATTGACTGCTAAAATTGCTGTTGAACTATTACCTACTGTTACCTTTCCAGAAGTTGAAGAAGCTGTTGCTTTTTCAACTGCTATACTCGCTGGGTTAGTAACACTTACATCCGCCCCTCCAACTCGTAAATTATGCTTGCTTAGATTATACTGAGATATTGCCATTTAACCTCCTACGAGGTTTTTCCTCTATACACAAAATCAACTGTCGCAGATGTACCACCTGCTTCGCTTACAAAAGAACATTTTATATTCTTTAGTGGCAAACTATAGTGCAATACATAAGTTCCATTTACTGTAATGGTTGCTCTTCCTGCTGCTGCTGTTAAACCTGTGGCTGCTACTGCTGCTACTGGTACACCCAAAGGTATTGCAAAGAAGTTCGTGCCATCAAAGCTTCCTAACGTTTCTACAATAACATTTGTGTCTACGGCTGCAACTTTTATAGCTATTCCATGTTCAGAAATTCCTTCAACATCTACTGCTGAAGTAAGTCCTGGTGCTGTTAGTTGTGTAAAGGTCTTGGTTTTGAAAAAAAAACCTGAGTCAAGTGCCTTCTCATAAACTCCGTCTGTCATAAGATTTCTTACTCAGTGAGTTATTTAAACATTGTTATATTTTTAACTTGCTCAGATATTTTTATTTATTTAGTTCTATTGATAAAAGGTAAATCTCTTATTCCGAATACCGCCAAGATTAAACCTACATCTAACATAGCAGTCATAAAGAAAGTGTTGAAGTCGATTGTACCTCCAAGCCATCCTCCAAGTGTTCCAAGAAATGCACTACCTCCAATCAGAAGTCCTGCCCATTTTGTTTTTGATTTTAACATTTTGAATACCTCCTTATGTTTATTAAGATAACATCTTATTAATAAATATGCCTATCCCGGCACCTATTGTTGCGATTACTCCACTTACATAGGCGACTTTTCTTTTAATTCCTTTAATCTCAACCTCGTGAGATTGCACTTTATTATTAATATCTTTTAAGTGTTGTTTAATTCCACCAATGTCTGCTTTAATTTCAATTATGTAATCAAGAATTTGGTCTGTCTTACTCATTTCTTTCTCCAAACAAATAAAGTATTAGTTGCTCTTGCCTTATCAAAATTAAGAACTATGGTTAATGATAGAACTATCCCTATAAGGCCGTAGAGTGCTCCGGACTGTGCTAAAAACATTGAGGTAAGGATTAAGATTAGTCCGAAGTATTCGTGTCCTATGAAGTCCCAGAATTGAAATCCCCATTGATACACATGTTCAACATATAGAAAACTACCAGTCAAAAGTAATATCATTCCAATCAAAGTATTTGTATAGAATAAGATTATCGCAATTCCTAAAAAGAAAAAGAAAGTTCCCCACATTCTCCGGTAATAGTTCGGTAAAGGTTGTCTTTTCATTTATCCCGTCTCGTCTATCTTTGCTAATTCAGAATCTCCAACAACAAAGAGTAATTTATTTGTGTCATATTCAACTAATTGTGCTTTTGTAATATTAGTTGATAAAGCTGTTATGGCATTAAATGAATTATCTCCAATACTTCTATTTTGCCAAGTTACTCCGCTATCAGTAGAACGATACAATGTCATTGTCATTCCCATTCTTGGAGTTACACTGGAACCGTATGTATCAAATTTGTATATTGTAAAGTAAATATTTCCATTTGTTGTCTTTAATAGATTGGAAACAAAGCTTTCTGTAGATGAATGGACAAATGACATACGTACTGTTACTGCGTCTGCTGCAGTATCAACAGTTTGTATAATTACCTCAGTTCCTGATAGTGCTACAAATGTAGTGGCACTCGTAGCTATAATTGAACCATCTTCATGCAGACTTGTCATAGTTTCGGACTCCACAACCCAATTAACTCCACCATTTGTTGTTTTCCATATTGCAGCTCCCTGAACTGCAAAACCTGTTGTTCCATCTAACATATCTATTCCGCTTGTTGTTCCTGTGGGTCCAGCAGCACAAACTGTCCATGTATCTCCGGCATTTGTTGAATAATAAATACTTCTTGTAGTCATTGAACTATCTCCACAACATACTGCCACGGTTGCTGTTGGAAATGAGCAATCAAGAATCCTTCCACTTCCGGCAGGACTTGTACTTGAAGCTGACCAAGTATCTCCACTATCCGCTGCTTTAAAGCAACTTAAAGTATTATGGTCAAAACAAACTGATTTAGTTTTATCTGCTACACAAACTTTCGCAACTCCAGTCATATCTGCATTATCTGCAGAGGCAGCTGCCCAAGTCACTCCACTATTAGTAGTTCTTATTGTGGAAGTCCCATTTGTTGCTGACCATGTTGTAGCGCTATGATTTAAAACTCCTTTAATACTACCTGTTGTATAAATTAAATCATTCCAAATTGAATTATTAAATCTATTAGCTTCACTTGCGTAAAGTATATCTCCATCTACTTTGGGAAATCCGCCTTCTGCTGCCATTAATTATTTCTCCTTATCATTTTATATATTATTTGCCTTTCCATTATGTTGCTGTCTCATCGATTACCATGACTTCTCTTTCTGCACCCATCAATATCAATTTATTTGTTCCGATTTCACTTAGTCCACCCATTGTCCATGCAATTATAGGCGGGTTATTGTCTCCTACGTTTGGAAGTGCACTCGTCTCCCATGTTAATCCTGAATCTTTAGACCTCCAGAGAGTTGTATTTACTTGAGAAGTTTCATAATTTCCAACAACACAATACAAATTCCCATTAGTTGTTTTAACTAAATTCGTCACAAGCATATTGGAACCTCCCATGTCACCCTGATATGCCCTTTCAGTGCCTCCGGCTGATGTGGTTCCAGTTTCAATAAAATTAGATTGGTTATTATGAACCATCACATAAGTTGTAGCCGAAAGTGCAATTAAATAACAATCAAATCTTGTTGGGGTCTGATTGCTGTTCTGACCGGAATCTGTCCAGTTTATCCCTGCATTAGAAGTAGTCCAAATATTTCCAGCATCATCTACTGCTATCCCTACGGTTGTGCTAAACATATCAAGCGCACAAACATCTGCTGTGGGTCCTGCCGCACATCGTTGCTGAACCTCTATCTAATCCAACCACCGCTACAGATGTAGAAGGCGCACTCACACAAAGTGCATTTGTTGCATTAGCCCACGGAGTAGAAATCTCAGTGTAGCTTTGTCCACTATTTGTTGAAATTGAAATATTGTTACTATCGTTTCTGCCTACCATTGCATTTGTTCTATCTGAATCTACAATGCACATGGCTCCTGTATTATGAGAGATTGTTCCGTTTGTCCAAGTCCCACCTGTATTAGAAGTATATGCAACTCCAGTACTTTCATATGCTGACCAGGCAGTTGCCGAATGTCCTAATACTGCTTCGCCATCTGTAACTGCATCTGCATTAATATGAGAAATAGTATTAAATTTGTTCCCATGATATATATTAGCTTCGCTTGCGTATGCTACATCTCCTGCTGCTTTTGGAAATACTCCTTCGCCTGCCATTTATTTCTTCTCCATATTATTATAACTTTTTAATCCCATGCCTTAACTCCAAATTCATAAATATATGCTGGTCTATCTGCAGCACTTACAATTGATGCTTTTAATACTAATTGATAACTTGGTGTTCCTATTGTCGTAACTTCGTTTTCATTTAATGTTGAAAAGTTTGAACCATCATCCGAACTAAGTGACCAAGTAGCAGTTGCTCCTGCCAATTCTTTATTTGCTGTGAAAATTCCGTGGTCTAAAGTAATTACTCCAGAAGGACTGGTTGCAGTTTGGTGGTGGTCATATCCATGAGATTGAAAAACTTGGGTTACAGCTCCTTTAACATACCATGTATCGAAAACCTCCATTAATGCAGTTGAACCACCAGAAGTAATATTAAACTCAACATACCAATTTGAAGTAGCTGAAGAAATATCGGTAGTGGCTCCCCAAACGCTCCACTCATCTTTTTTATCTCTCTTAACACGAACTCTTGCGGTTTCTGCAGATACATCAAAATAAATCTCTACAAACTCAACATAATTATGTAATGTGAAAACTGTAACTGCCGTAGTCCCATTAGTAACTTTTATAGTCCCCACACAACTATCTATTGTTGTGTCTACGTTGCAAATAAAAGTTGAATCTGCTGTCCTTGCATCAAATCCAGGACCACTTCCCTGTGTTCTTGCCGTTGAAGCTACACCATTACCGGATAAAATCATTTTTCCTCCTGCCTCAGTCACTGTTCCAGAAGTAGTCCATATAGCTGAATTAACGGTGCCAGTTGCAAAAGTATCTAATAATGTTGCAGTAAAATATCCAACAAGAGAATCATACATCATTGTAGTAGCTCCAGTATCTACCTCACCACTGGATTCTAAGGTTTCAAAACCAGCAACCCAACCATCTGCAGATACAGTTTCAAATTCAGTAACATCACTATCATAAATTATTGCATATCTATTCTGTGCTTCTGTTTGAAAAGCATATCCCAGCACTCTTACATCAGATATATAAGTTGTTGAATTTCCTGCTAAATTCAGGACTTCATCCGCGCTTGCTGTTGAGCCATCTGCTATTGTCATTATATTAGTTTATCTTTCTCCACATAAGTAACTTCAATCGTGTTCGTCTTGGCTACTACTGTGTGTGTGGTTCTTGCCCACATTAATTTAGTTGAATCTGTGTTGAAAATACCGAATTCTGTCAAAGCATCTCCATTTGCCTCTGTGCTATTTACTAAGCATCTAAATGTGATTTGGTGATTTACCTCGTCTAATACTGGATATCCTGTAACAAATACTTTAGTATTTGAGCCATTTATATTTACTGCTGTTACTAAATCAGTATTGGTTACTGCCGGTGTAGTTGTTCCTGTTCCTATCTTAAAGATTGTCGGTGCTGTATAATCTGGGCTTGCCTTAAAAGCCCTATTAATCATTAATTTTTTACCGGAGTTAGTTATTAGTCCACCCATCTTATAATTTATATTCTTTCATTTTTAATCTTTGTTATATATTTAATGATAACCCTCCACTATGATTTTGCTAATTTCTCCTGTTAAACCTGCTGATTCTGTAGCTTTCCAACGTAAATCTGTTCCGGTATTTGTAAAGGTGTGAGTTGTTCCACTTGTTACAGTTTCCCAATTAGCACCCCCATTTGCTGTTAAATAATATGTGAATGCACCACTTGCTACTGTACTTGTTAATTTAGCCGATGTCACTGTTGCATTATTATAATCTATTGCTAAACTTCTGGCATCCTGTCTATTTGTAAATGTTGTACTTCCTGTTGCTGCCCAAGTAGAACTACCTCCGGTATCTTTAAAATCATCATCTATGAAATTCTCGGTATAGATATTTTGATATTGCTGAACGAAATGATTTAGCTGAGCAATCTCTTCCTCTCCTAATTCGCTTGTTCCTAATAGTGCTGCTCCTGGATGACTTAAAATAAATCCTCTAAATGGGTCTCCCCACTTATTAGTTCCCCAAATTCCAAGAGTGGCACTTCCCCAAATCATACCAACACCAGCATATTGTGCAAAGTTGTAAAGTCCAGAACTCGCATGATTATAAACTAAAGTATTTCCAGTTATCTGCTTTGTCTGAACTGTCCAATATCTTGGCTCGGTTTTAAATGTATAAGCATTATTAAATAACTCCATAACCAAATCTTGGTTTTGTGAATCTCGTTCTTCTATTCTTTTAATTCTTTCTTCTATATTTACTTGCCAATCTGATAATCTTAGTGGATTATCTCCCACTACTAATTCTTGGAATGAACCAGGATATTTGATTGTTTGTTTCAAGATTACTAACTCTTTATTTACTGTAGGATTATTTATATTATCAACTATTGTTACCCTCTCTCCTACATTAAGATTTAAGTCAGTTGCTGATTTCAATAGGATTTCTCCAGTTTCAAAAGGAACTGAGAATTTATTTAAGATTTCTACAGCTCTTGCCTCTGCGTCTGCTATTGTAATAATATCTGAAAGTGTAATCTCTTTTTCAAATACCCCATAAGTTGTTTGGCTTTCTGCATTTTCCATATGAATTGGTGCTGGTGCTAACCAAGAATAATTTACAATAGCATAATCATTATTTGTATAAGCCGTTCCAGTTATAGGAAAGATTTTCTTAGTTTCCTTATCAACATAATAATAATTTCCAGTGCTACCATCCTTTGCTCCTCCTAATCTCTGAGTTGTTGGTGGATTAGAAGAATCAATTAATAATTCTACAATCTCTGGTGTTTTAGTTAAAAGAATACTTGCAGTTGTATATCCACTTGTTGTCCCAATTCTTCCAGTTTCTTGTTTTTGGGTTTCTACTACTGCTCCATCCACTCTTAAGTCATTAACCAATTGACTTGTATCATAACTCCATTTAGGAACTCCAATAATTTCTGTTCCTGTTGTTAGTGTTTTTCCAGAGTCAGTATTTCCTCTTGGTTCAAAATAAACTTTATTAGTTACTGGATTATAATACACTTGATAATCTACTGCTTTAGCAAGAGCCATTAATCTTGAATAGATATCTACATGAATACATTTGAATTGTTCTATCTTTTCTCCAGCAAGTGTTCCTGTTGCTACTACTTCTGCAGTTAATCCTCCATACGTTTCTATTAAATCTTCGGCTATTGCACTTATCTGTCCGGCTTGTGAGCCAGTATCAAAATAAACTTTATTAACATTCTTTCTTACTAAATCCCACATCTTGTCCTTTCCGGTTATCGATATGATACCTCCATCTGGTTCAAAATCAGAAACATAACCATCAAAGATTTTCTCATCTGTTGCAGTTGAAAATCCCTTCCAGATTTCTAATCTTTGTCCTACTTGTAAATTTATTGTATCATTTGTTGCCTTTAATACAATAAGTTTTAATTCAGAAATTCCACTTTGAGTTGTTCTTTCATACTCCCAATTTAAAGCTAATTTTGGAGTTCCAGCAGTAGTATCTAAAATAGTAACTCCCCCAATATTTACTTTCGTTTTGAGATTTGCCATTATGCCAATCCCTCAATTAGTGTGAGAGAGTAATTTATCCTATTAACAGAACCTGCTGACCAAGTCCAATTAAAATCTTGGATTAATACTGTTTTGTTGGTAGTAATAAAATCTCCAACATAAGTTAAGCCAGTTTGACTTCCATTTTGTAGTCCCTCTATATCTGTAACAAATGCTACTAAGTTCGCTTTGGTATTATGTTGGAATACTCCATCTATTGTAATAGTTCTTGTTGTTCCAAATAAATCTAATAAGATTGTAGAATCGCTATCACTTACTGGAAGTGGTTGAGTGAATAAACCAGAGTTCTTGGCTTGCCCTTCTGATTGAATTTCTCCTAAACTTTTTCCTCCTATTGTCGCCATTTAACTTTGCCTCCTTTTCATATCCATTTGTAATCTTTGACTTATCATCATTGTAAGTTTTCTTAAATCGGCATCTTCTCTTATTACTGGATTATTAATATTAATTGTCATTCCTCTTCCTGCTCCAAATGGACCCTCTCCTTTAAATCCTATAATTGTATCTCTTGGGTCTGTTCTGATTATCTGTCCATTAGGTCTCAAAATGAAATCGTCTAAATCTGTTGTTGTTGTGGAAGAAGACCTACCTCGATTTCTGAATGGATTAAAAGCTTTTACAAGAGCCACAAGAATTGCTGCAAATGCAACAATTATAGCATCGACAATCTTAGGAACAAATGGAAGCAATGCCATAATTATATCTACGAATGCCTGAACTATCGTGTCTAAAAATTCTGGTTTTAGTAGTTCTTCGGTTATTGCTAAAATTAAATCTACAATTGGTGGAATAAGTTGAGTAACTAAAGGCAAAAGTGCCACTAATACTGTCACCAATGCATCAATAATTTTTTGCAGTATTCCTGCTTCAAGTAAAGAGTTAATTACATCTACGAATGCCTGAATGAGAACCATAGCAAAATCTGCCAACTGCAGAATAACTGATACTAATCCATCTATAAGTGCTGGCAGTATAGTTGGAAGTGCCTCCAATATAATATTAAGAATAGTTGTAAAGAGTTCTATAAACATTGGCAAAACAGTATCTGCCATTTCAGTAATTAGTACAGCTACTGCTGCTCCAAATCCTCCTTCTTCAAATGCTGCCTGAACTTTTGCTGCTACTGCTTGCATAACTGGAAGTAATTTTTTGGCAAAATCTGCCAACATTAACAGTGCTGGTTTTAAAATTGGTATTTAAATAGAAGTGCTCCTACTGATGCTGCTATTTTACCAAGTGATACTAAAGATTTCTTTCCTGTTGCTCCTCCTGCTCCTGCTCCAGCAAAACCTCCAGCTGCTGCTCCACGAGGAATTATACTTTTTCCTGCTCCTCTTTTGGAATCAATAGTTATAGGAACTTCTACCTTAAAATCTGCCATTGTGTTTTTGTTTAAATCTCATTTATTTTCTCATTGCCTCAGCTTCTAATTTCTTAAACTCTTCTTCGGCTTCTCTAAGAAATATAAGTCGTGAATCAAATTGACTATCTACTTGTTGAGGTGTCCAACCAAAGCTATGTGCGTAATACCAATAAATTAATTCCCTATTGGCAAACTCATCATTGGGTCTTAATCCTCTAAGGGCTTCTCTGATACTTCTTTTTTTTTATCAGTAGTACCTGCAAACTCATTAAGCTCTGCCATCAAGTAATCGAAAACTACTGTTGGAAGTTTCTTAACTGTTATCAAATCCGTAGGAAATGGTGCAGATTTAATTCCTGCATGAAGAATCCTTGCTTCTAACTCTGCATCGTTAACATCTATTCTTGGCTGAGTTCCAATTATTTTTACATTAGTACATTCTGAACGAATTTGTCCTCTCTCGCCTGCCGTGATTTTTCTTAAAACAACTATCTCTTCTTTACCATTTACCATTAATGGTATCTTGGTTGTTTCTTCTTGGAAATTTCCAGATTCATCTATCTGTAACTTGGGTACTTGCCCTTCTTTGGTTTTTTCTGTCATTTTTTATACCTCCTTATGATTGTTCAGCTGGTGCTGTTTGAAATGTATTTGTATAGATAACGCTTGTGCATGCTCTTGCCCAACCAGTAATATCTTCTTTAACAACTTCTCCTGCATTTTGTGGCAAGGTTTCTTCGTTAAATTTTATTCCTGTCCAGTTGATATCAAGAATATCTCCGTCATCATTTGTAAATGTTAATTCAAGTGTAGCGATTTCTGTTCCACTTCCTGGCGTTGGTATAGTTGCTGAACTTGTTCCATTTAAGAAATAAGTAAATAAGTCCGTACGGTCATTAAATGCTGCTGTCAATTTGAAGTTGTATTCTCTTGTCTTTGCTACGATTGCTTTCGGAAATCTGCTACCAACTTCTGATACTATTTCTAAGTTATTAACGAACGTTAGCTCTACTGTTTGAACTGCTGCTAATTTTGTTCCATCTGGAATTTCAATACTTCCATGTGCAAAAGTGAAAACCGGATTTGGCTCTACTACGTTTGAGCTTGCTGAAGTACCTAAAGATTCATATCTATAAGGGCATTCCAAACTGAATTTTACTGGTTCATTTACTGCTGCACTAATTGTACATTGATTTACTCGACATCCTAATAGAATACTTTGTGCATCTGTAGTGCCTAACTCATAAGCTAATTTTGTTGTAAAGCTTGGTAATACATTAGTTTCTGTGTATGTATGAGTATAAGCTCCAGAACTTCCAGCATCTGCATTAGCTCCAAGTACACCTAATAACCAATAAGCATTTGATAAAGCTCCATTGATTGTAACTGACCCAGAATAAATAGTATTAATTGTTGATGTTGCATTTCTTGCTCCAACTCCATAAATTCTCTCAGCACTATTTTTACGACTTACGCTTATTTCAATTCCTTGTCCGAATGCTACATAACTCTCAGTTGATGCTGAGTGTGCTGTTGCTGCTCCGTCCCATTGTGCTGCTTGCTCAAACGCATAAATTGCTACGCTATCTCCACCTGATATATAGTTTTGTCCCAATTTATTTTACCTCCTTGTGAATTTTAAATCTCTTTTTTCTTTTAGAGTTGTAATTTTTTTTAATATCTTTTTTTAAATCTTTGAATACTTTTTTTATATTTCCTACTTCTTTTTTAATATCTTTTTTTGCTTTTAACCAAGCTTCTCTTTTTAATTTTATCATTTCTTCTCTTTCCATTATGCTATTCTCTCCACGTTTATGATGCTTTGGAAGTCAAGGTTTTGACTCATTATCTCTTGCCTCTTAGCTGGGTCTTCAATCATTGGACCGATGCCTGTTGGTTGAATATATCCAAGCGTATAAAACGACTTCCTATTTTCTAAGAACTTTGTCCTTATAGTTTTTGTGTAACTATTCATACTAACTACGGATTGTGCAAAGATTTGAACACTGAATAATATATTAGAAATATCTTCATTACCTCCAATACCAAATGCAGTTGTAGAAACACTTAATACATCTACTGATATTCTTGGGTATGAACTAATGCTTAAATCATCTCTTGGAAAATCTGGCCAAATCTTATCAGTGCCATAATCATAATCTATTGAATAAGAACCTGTTTGTGCTGTGACAAATGTAATTTTACACTTTCTTGTTCCACTATCGTTAAAATAATAATCCACAGAATAATCTGTTCCGAATGATTTTACTACACTTGCTACTGTTATACTTTTAATATTCTTTACATTAGTTCGATTAATTAAATATGACGAAGTAGAGCTAAAAGTTCCGGTATCTTGTGTATTAGTTACCCCTCTATTAGTTACTGAGATAATATTTTGGTTTCTAAGAAATACAACCAACTCTTCTTTAATCTCTTGAATATCAATTACTTTGACTGCCATTATCTAATTAATTTTGGTTATTTAATACCTCGTTTAATCTTTTCTGAACAATTCCTCTTAATTTGGTATGTAAAGTAGTTCTAATAAATGGATTGGGTCTTGTTCCTGGATGGTTTACTTTCTTAACAATAATAGTATCTCCTCCTGATTTAAATGCCAGTGCTTTCTTAGTATTAGGTGTAATTGTATGTGGTGGTGTTCCAAATTCAACAAATTTAGCATAATCTACAAAATAAAACATTAAACCATTTGAAGTTACCTCTGCAATAATCCTACCTGCCAAATTTCCTGTTTTGAATGGTGCTGCATCGCCAAAGGCATTTCTTAAATCTTGTCCTATAGCAAACATAGCTGAATCCAACGCTTGTTGTATGTCCATATTCCCTCTTGGGTAATTAAAATAGTAGTCAATACCTTATAACCTTTGTTATATTTCAAATAATAAAATTGTTTTGAAGATTACATTACTTGCGAATAATCTTTGTGACATTGTATCTACACGATAGTTCTTTGAATTATGTAATATCTTATCGTTCTTGTTCAGAGTTTCGGTTCCCTTAATGAACATTCTCGCATCTGCTCCTTTAGTTAAACCTGCTTTATCAAAAGAATATTTTTGATTTGTGTTTTCAAATACTCCTGTTAAAGTATTCGTTGTAGTATCTACATAAATCTTCTCCCCAGTAATATTATGGATTGAAGTAGTTACTGGTGTTCTTGTAACTGTTACTCCAAAATCTGCAGAAGGTCCATCTATAAAGTCGTTTTCTGTTATAGCCATTTTAAATTATTATAGTATGTGTTATTTTTAATCTCTTCATAATTTCGTCTTTCTCTTTGATTAGTTGTACTGCTGTTTCTCTCCACTGTGTATAAGGTTCTCCTTTCTGAACACTAAACTGCCCCATAGAATATCCAACTATATCATCATAACTTTGTCCTACGAATCTTGCTACTAAAGCTAAAGATACCAATATTTTTAATAATCTTTCGAATAATACAGGAATAGCTACAACGTTTACTAAACTATTGTCTGAGTGACTATAACTTATTTCGTCAAGTGTCAAATTATTTGAAGAAATAGCTGTTATCTTGGAAACTTCCTTATATCCATCATCTCCATAGATTTCTACCCAGTTACCAACAGAATAAGCTGAACCATCATCTACTCCTGCTGTAACAGACGTTCCCTTTGAAATTGCTGCAGTTAGTAGATTACCTACTCCCGTAGATGTAACTCTTCCATAAATATATTTTAAAAGTATTTTTTGTTCCTTATTAGTAAAATTAGAAATGGTTGAATCAGAGCTTAATCTAATTCTTCCAGACCTTCTAAAATTCAAATCGGATACTGTTAAAGCTGTACCATCATTTTTGACACTTCTTACTGCTAACAATGGCCCTTTATCTGCAAACATAGTCGCCTTATCTGAACCGTCTTGTACTTCATATTCTATTGTCGGAACAAATACTGTATTATAATATCTTTCAACCTGATATTCTACATCTTCTATTACTGCAGTAACATCTGCGTCTGAGATTTCTGCCGAGGAAATACCTACAACTGTCCTGACTTGTGCTATGGTGATATACCTAACTGCCATTTATTTTTTTTCTTTAAGTTTTTTTGCCTTCTTTTTAGTTTCTATTTGCTTTTTACCTATTGAAGATTTTACTGCTTTAACCTCGCATTTTACTAATCCGTGACTTAATGCTCTTTCCTCGTCTTCAATTTCCTTATATTCTCCTGGTCGAACAGTTACCCATTCGTTACCATACTTATATCCTAAGCAAAACTTTATCCTTTCTGAAGTGTTGTTTGTGAATTCCATAGCTACCTCCAACTATGGAACTGAAAAAAATTATATAAACTTTGTTATATTCAAAAAAAAAAGAAAAAAGAAAAAAAAAGAAAATGTTTTTAAGATATACGATAAGCTATGAACGTATTTGCTGCGCTTCTTCTGAATCTAAATACTCCTGAACTATTAATATCTGTTCCTGCGTCATCTACTGTTGCTGAACCTACTACTGTAACTCCAGTTCCTCCAACTAATGTAATAATATCTCCGGCTCCGCCTAAATTTATAATACATAAATCAAAAGTGTCGTTTGTTGCTATAGTTGTTGAAAGTGCTGCTTCTAAAAGTGTTCCTGTTAGCGTAGTATAGTTTGCTGTTGCTGCCGGTGTTCCTACTAAAATTCCACCAGTCATTTGAGCTGCCGTCATTGTTGTTGTTCCTGTTGCTGTCTGAGGTGCTGCTTGCGAACCATATTCTGTACCTGCAAAGGTTATGTCATTTGAAAATCGTAAATCTCCTGAACCCTCAAATGGCGTACTTGCCACTCCGATTTCTGCTGTTAATGTCATCTTAAAATTAATGACACCAGATTATTGCCGTCTTAGCTCCAGTATCTGAACCGCCAAGTGTTATAACTAAAACTCCTGCTGTAACTACTGTAGTTGGTGCCTGAGTAACTACCACACTACCAGTTGTAGTTTGGTCAAATACTAAAATTCCATCTAAGAGTGTACAACCGAAATCGTTCAAATCAACTTGAACTGTATCTGTTCCACCAATAACAGTGTCTGCATAAACTACTCGAATCATTTTGACTCCAAGATTTGGTGCAACCTCTATCATTGTTCCTACTTCTCCTAATGCTGTCATGTTTGTTTTTACCTCCTTGTGCTTGTTTGATAGATTAAGGTTCTATCTACCTAATGGATTTTAGGGTTCCATTAAACCCATAAAAAATAAAAAATAAAATAAAATATACCTACTTAAGAGATATTATCGATACCTGAGCAAAATTCTGGTGCTCTATTGATGATAACTTCATAAATCTTCAACATAAACTTACGGCTATCGTTAGTTTTTGCTAATTCTTCAAAAGTCATATCTTGTAGAACTCTCATTTCAATATAGTCCATATCCCAGAAGAAAATTTGCTTTGCTCCTGAAACGTTAGACATATACATAGATGGAATTACCGGAATTCTTCCGACTGGTGTTTGTAGAACCAATTGCGCATTAATACCGAAAGCTATTTCAGTTGCGTTGTCTGCTGGGCTCATTCTGAAAGTATCTATCATGATTTTTCTCAAATCATTCAAAACACTACTCGAACAAGTAGCTAAACTTGGTCGTCCACCATCGTCGAATGCTGCTGTTACTGCTGTATCTACGTCACTCCATACAAGAGCTGATGTAGATTTATCTGTAACATTTGTACTTCCTTGTAGTGTAATCAATCCATCGAATTCTGTTCCGTTAGGTCCAGAACCAACTGATGTTGTGTTACTACCTAATAGCATCAAATTTTCTTCTAATTCTTTCAATGCTCTTGCTGCAAGTAATACTTCTTGTTGTAGTGCGCTACTTGCCGGTGCATTACTGAATGGACTTCCGCCGGTTTGTGCTCCGCCTGGTTGAAATCCTTCCATCATATAAGCTGGTACTGCTGCTTGTGCTGGGCCTGTAACTCTTCCTACAGAATAAAGATACTTGATTGACTTACTGACTCTTTCTCTTGTATGAGAAACGTCTGCCAATGCTGCGTCTTCTGCTGCAGTTGTTGCTGCTCCCTTTGCAGTAACTCTGTTATAATCTGCTGTAATACCTTGGTTTGCGACTCTTGGAATTAACTCTGTCAATGGTGTGTATTTCCTTGACACGTCTACAATTCTGCTATCTACATAGACAGGAATCATAGCGTAACCAGCTGTTCCAGCTCCGCCTGTTGTGGTTGCAAAAGATTTTAATCCAGCTGTGAATTTAGATTTAAGTTCACTTCTGTTATCAAATCCTCTATAACCACCTGCGTAAACTGTTCCGTCTGGCAAGTTTCCAAATGATTGCGCATACAATGCTTTAGTATCGATGCTTCCACCGAAACTTGATGTAACTGCTGTCATTATCCAATTATGTCCAAAGGTTCTACAGACACGATATCCTTAACTTCTTTAGGTACTGTGTGCGCTAAAGCTTTAGAATTTACTTTCTTATTCATTGAGATTAAGTTAGCAACTTCTTCCTTTAATGCTTTTACCTCTTCAGCTAATGAGTCCGAAGCGTCTTCACTTTCTTCAGCTTCTGGTGCTGCTTCTTCCGGTGCTTCTGCTTCTGCTTCTGATTCCTCTGATTCAGTAGATTCAACTACTGCCTCAACTTCCTCAGATGCTTCTTCGCTTGTCTGTTGTTCGTCTGACATTTTTATATCCTCCTTTTTGGTTTTTATTTCACTATGTGAATTTGATTTGTCTTTTACTTCTAATAATTCTTTGTTTTCTGAGTTCGATTTATAATCTTCCATTACTTCATCAAGTAATTCCACAATCATGGCTTTGTATTTTTCTTTTGTTTTATTCTTTTTCTTTTTCTTTTCTTCATCATCATCATCTTCTTCATCTTCTTTTTCTGGTGGGTTTTTAGGTCTCTTGTGGGGAATTCCCATTTTCACTGCTTCCATAGATTTAATCATGATTTCTCTGATTTGTGCTCCGGTATTTACTGGGTTTCCTGTTAGAGCTACATTTAATAAAACTAAATCATCTAATAACCTTACCTCTTCCCCATTCTTTACTTCATTACTAACTCTTGTTGGAATATAAGCAATACTGAAAGCATCGAGGTACTGTCCTTGAATACTTCCTTTTGTTTCATCATATCTACTATGATGGGGATTAATTTTTGCTTTAACTCTTAATTTGTTATTCTCAATAGTGGCATCCACTAATCTACCTATTGGAACTTTAGTTTTATTAATTTCTTTTTCTTCATTATCCGCGCCTTTAAATGACTCATGTTCTAAATCTAATTTAATATTTCTTTCAAGAATTTGTGTCTTCATACTTTCTAAACACTTTACAGTGATAACATCATTTACTAAATCTTTTTCCGTTGTTGATATAAAACCATCCAAATATAAATCGTCTCCCTTTGTCTGAATATCAAATGGCCTTGTGAATATGAAACTCTGCATATCCTCCACAGTGTTCAGTTCTTTTTAATCTTTGTTATATTATTATTGAGTAACAAAAATAATTAACTATATGTATAAGTTGTTCTATCAGTCCAATTTACTGTGAAATTTATAGATTCAGCACTTGCCCATTGAATATTGGTAACCTTTCCTGACACATCATATGTGTATTTCTTTATTCTCCACTCATTTACTCCGTCAGTATTCCCTGGTGGTGTTTCTCCAATATAAATAGCATTCGTGCCAGAGTATTCTATCTTTGTAGATACTCCTTCACTGGATAGAGAATATAGTTCACTCATTTATGCCTCCGAACTCTCTAACATTCCAAACTGGAAGTGATTCTGGTAAACTTCCTAACAATAATAGATAACTCATCTTGTCTTTTGGCTTCCTTATTAGTGTTCTGAAAACTACTCCTGTTCTATTTGCGTAGTATAGAATTATGTAAAGTGGTGTTTCGTTTCTAAGTAATGGACTTCCTGAAGTTACAAGCTTCTTCATATTGTTTAATGATATATCAACTATCATTTTATTTTGACCTTTGAGGCATATAATTCAAATATTTCTTTCACTAATTTTCCGGTTTTGAAGTAATGATTTATTACAATTTTATCTTCTTCTGTTAATGTTTTCCAAAGTTCTTTATTTATTTTCATTTAGTTCCTAAAATCTCCTTTTTAATTTGAGTATTAAGGACACTTGTATATTGTTCATTAAATACTATATTTTCTCTTACTTCGCTACTGCTGAATTCTTTACCAAAATATGCTATCCCAGAAGTCCATTTGTCATTTAGTTGCTGTGTAGGGTCAAAGTATTTTCCATTAATCTTATTCCAAGCATGTGGAAATGGCATTGGGAAACCTTTAAAAATATAAACTCCTTCTACATAAGTTATATTAGGATTTCTTTGTGAAAGAATTTGAGCATTTTTAAAACACTCTTTCATCTTTGGGAAATCATCACCATAACTCGCTATAACTTGTTTCTTTTCTTGTTCATTTAATTGTCCGATTTTCATTTCTTTAGTTCTTTTCTGCATCATCTTCCATTGTCTTTTTTGTGGTTGAGGGAGAAATTCTATCATATTTTTCCAAGCGTCTTTTGGTTCGAATTGCTTTTCTGGGTCCTTACTTGAACTTCCAGTAGGTCCGTAGTAATGATATCTATAATTACCAGGACTTCCTATTCGTTTTATGTATTTATGTTTAACTTCTTGAGATGGCTCTCCAATTAGTTCTTCAATCTCATCAAGTTCCTTATCAGATACATCTAAATCCCAATCGTCAGACCTTTCTTTCCAAGACATTTTCGTTAATTCCTTATCTATATATTGTCCCAATTTATATCCTCCCTATTAGTTTTAATAGTTTTTAGATTATTAAAATCTTTCTTTAAACCTAAAACTGTATTCCTAACTGCCGGTCCGGCTTCGGCAATCATTTCATAATGGACATACCTTCCCTTTTCTTTAAATCTTTCAGCTGCGTTATAAATTGCTACTGGTACAGGGGTGTCTATATATATACATTTTGTAGTATATCCCATATCTTTAAAGGTTTTAACCTTTTTTAAAGAACTTGTAGCATTGGATAGTGTCCCATCAAAAATTACATTTGCATTTCGACGAATTGCTAAAGCCATAATTTTTTTAGAAAGAGTGCTGCTTTCCTCATGGACTAACGATGCTCCATCCCCACCTTTATATTCCGGTATCATCTCTTTTATATCATCGGCATTTATAATTACGAAAATTTTATTAGTTTGTAAGCTTCTGGCAGATTTCCCATCTTCTGAATATTTAAAAATTTTTTGAGTATTGTAAGTTTTACCTGCTCCTGGAATTCCTGCCATAAAAACAACTTCAGGGGTTTTCTTGTCTTTTACGATTGCCTTATTTATTGCTTTGGAATAAAGTTTATAAATTGGTTTATGAACTTCTTTCTTTCTCTTATCTGTAAATTCGCCATTCTTATCGGTGTTTAAACCAAGTGTGTCTT